CCTATATATCTCACTATAACCTCTAGGAAATAACATTTATAAGTTCTAGCCGGTTGGACATTGGCCACCATAGGCACTAGATTCAACTTCAAATGAAAATCTTAGTTGTGAGTATCGCTACTTAAAGGAAAACGACTATGCAATAATAGGAAATTAACATATATATATTTATCTAATTCAATAGTAAAATACGAGCCCCCCGGAGGGGAAGGTAGATATAATAACTACTAACTCTTACGCTATATTATCACACGTAGGGAATCTTCCCCTCCACTAATCTCAGGTCCAGTCCATGGAAAACTTTTAAATTCGCATAACATTTGAAGGGTCCAGTTCGCAATAAATTGCTTTCGTACCACATCAAAGAAATCCAGTTTTCAAAAGAAACACTTTCGTACCTTGTTGATTTGGGAGAGACGATATAGAGGCACTATACCGTAGCTAGACACTGAGCCACAGCCATTACATTATGTAATGATATTAATATAAAATCCAAAAACTACTAAGGCAAACTATTAATATGACAAATAAAACTGACTAGATATATAAATAAAACACACAATTATATTATACATATATATATAGATAGATAGATGAAAACCATCCTTAAATAACAAGCTGAGTGCTATGAGCTTGTTTAAATTTGGTGTTTTTAGCACCAGGAATCTGAGAAAAGATAGACTCAAATTCTTTATTGTAATGATCATTGAAGTGATACGCATTTCTCCTTGAAAGATCCTCAAGTTTGGATATCTCAATTGGAGTTAAACTGCCATTGGAGATGTTTTCCCACCATCTAGAAACGCAGCTTCTATAAGTAGGAAAGACATATTGTTCACTTCTCATTACTTTCTTGAGAGCCTTTTGAATTCTATCTTTCAAATCATTAAAATACTCCTCATTATGAATAGAAGCTTCAAAAAGAGCACTGTCTAAATTCTGATAAAGTGCAGCATCAGGAGTTTCACACTCACGAATCCAATTACACCGTTCCTCAATACTAAGCTTGTTGAGAGGGGCTTTCCAAATAAATCCAAGACTCTTAACAAAGGACCTTTTAAGGAAAGTTACACTTTCAATATCAACATGGGGCTCACTCAAATGGATGGGATTTTTAGCATCATCAGTATAAGTAATACCAAACCCACTTAAGTAGCTTGCAACAGTTCTAAGATTGTAGATATTAAGAAAGTGATCATCAACAGCCACTACATTGTCATCACCATAGACAATGATTTTTGTAAATAGATCGAAACTACTCAAACTGGCCTCAGGACGAAACTCACTATGTGACACAATAGACTGCCACGCTAAAGCCATATAATAATAATTCACAAAGGAATTAAAAATAACTGTCATGGAAAAACCTGAAGGCATTCCTTGAGAGTATCTGAGTAGTTGATCACCAGCAATACCATAACGATGAACTATACAATTAATGAGACAATGCCTTGCACGAGCATTGATGTCACCATCATTGTACCAATGGTTTACAACGTTAACTATAGAGTGATAAATGTCAGGAGATCCAATACCATCAAACTTGGCATAATCACCAGCAAACCCACGTTCTCCAACATTTTTGAGAGCACTAATGAGGTCAGTCCATTCCAATGATTCGCAATTAATACCGAC